CTTCATAGCAGTAGCTTCTGCATTTTCTACAGGGTCCCCTTTGCTGTCAACTACAGGTCTTGAACGTTTATTACCATCTTCGTCTGTATAATCTTCAAACTGCTGTGTTGGGAACGACTTATCTAAGAACTGCAGCAGAATGTCTTTAGGGGTAAGATCAAGGTCTTCGATAGGTTGATCTTCGTCCATTTCAGCTATCTTACGATTTTGGGTAGCCTCATTAGTGTTGACAAGCTGCATGACAACAGCGTTACCAGCTTTGATCTGTTTTCTTACATCTTCTACTACTGCCGGCATTTGCATCGAAGTTAGTATCTGATTAAAGAAGCGCTGCTGTGATCCCCAAAACTGCCCTAAAGCATTTTTCTTCGCATTTGGATTCTTTACTTTTCCTGCGGCATCTACAGCTCCGGTAGCTTCCAGGGCTTTGTTGATGTTTTGAAGAACTGTCTGCCAGCCCCGCGCCATGGTATCATATATTTCTTTCTGGTCAGCATTAAGTTCATGGGTAATCGTTCCATAGGTTACGCCGTCATAGCTCAGGTTACGCGCAATGTATACGCCCATAGCTTTCATGTCCCGCGCAACTAATTCCATAGCTGCAAGTCCTGCTTCATCTATTTGGGATATAAAGTCGTTAACGTCGGCAAAAGCTGTACCTTCACCCCAAAGACCGAGGCGGGAAGCATATGCCAGGTTTCCGACTTCGGTTGCACCAGTAGCTGAAACATACGTGATTCGTGCATTAGGGAAACGCTTTTGAAGTTCGATACCAGATAAGCCTACAGCAGAGGCTTTTTTGACCCCGCGTTTACCTTTAGTGGCTACGCTGTTAGCCATTTTATGGGCTTCGTCAAAGGCTATAACACCGTCGAAGTCTTTTCCCAGCCATTCGGTTATTTGATCTAACCGGGAATTCTTACCCTTCTTAGTGGTAACTTCACCACTGTTGCCCACCTCTAAGTTAGACGATAAGGTACCATAAGGGACAAACATAATGCCGTCTGCCTGTTTTACGGAATCGTCTAGTTTATACTTGCTCAACTTGAATAGTTGGTCTTTCTTACCGCCTAACGCTTCCCAATCTCTTACAGCGTCAGAATACAGCGGATCATTTTTCGTTACCCATACAGCCTTTTTCTTGCCATTTCGCAGACTGTCAAGAATAACACCGGCAATCTCCCTGCCCTTACCAAGACCTGTACCGTCCCCCACAAAGTAACCCTTCCGAGTACCATCCGGAAGGGTTTGTTCGAATGACTGACCTGCGTACACGATAGCTTCTAGCTGTGCGATAGACAGGGTCCCGTCAGTTATTAAGTTCTTCGGTAGATTAGGTGAATACGTAGGGGAAGGTGGTTCAACAGCGGCCATAGCCGCACTCTGCACTAAAGCTGTAGGATGTTTTTTTGCTCCCGGTACTTTCAGCTTTTGGGGGTAGTACGCATCAAATGTCGAGTCGCTTAATTCGGAATCTTTAGCTTTGGTATCAGCTTGTTCAACCTTTATGCGTCCATCTGTATCTGAAGCTGATTCGCTAGGTACGCTGCTGCGTCCTCCGGTGTTTCCTGCGCTTTCAGGTTGTTCAGTACCGCTTGTGTCTGGTTGTCTCCGTCCTCTGTTACTAGGAGGAACTTCATTGCTTTCTGTGGTTTTATCATCGACGTTAGTTTTTCGGTAACTTCCAGCAGGCCGCTCACTTCCTGATTTACCTCCACCGCTCCGTTCTTTATCCCCCACTCTATCAGTTGATACAGATACAGCCCCGCTGTCGGGTCCGGATTCTCCCCTGCTTTCTTTAGGAAGCTCTTTGCTACTTGATTTATCGGGTGCTTGTTCACCGCGTCTATCTCCTGTTGACGCACGATCATTTCTAACCGCCTCCAATATTGGCAGCGCTTCTCCTGCGCTGTCTACATTACCTGTAATAGTAGGTTGTTCAGTCTTACCTGTTTTATCTATAACAAGAATCTGAACATCAAAACCAGTCCCGTATTTCGTGTAATCTTTACCATCAATACCTATATTAGCACGAACATTGTACTCTGACTTTATTTTCTTCCACCATGATTGAAAAGATTTTGCATCGTCAGACATTCCCCGGCCAACAATAGCCACTAAGCGGCCCCCAGGCTGTAAACGCTTTAAAGCTTGTTCAATATGCTGTGTAGCGTTTACGGTTTTACGTTCGCCCTGCACCCTGCCTGCTGTAGATGAAAACGGTGGGTTCATGATTACAACCGTAGGCTTAACATCAGCCGGAAGAATGTTATTAATTTGTTCGGCGTTTTCAGTAAACACCCGGTCAAAAGGGAGTTCCTTTATGATAGAAGCACGTCTTTCGCTTAACTCATTAGCAATAACTTCAGCGCCGGCCGCTTTGGCAAAGCTTGCAATGCCACCGATTCCAGCACTAGGTTCAAACGCGGTGTCATTTTTATTTACGCCGGATACCCATGATGCAACATACGCAATATGTGGAGGGGTTGAAAACTGTTGGAATTCATCCATTTCCGCGGTGCGTTTCGTTTGCGTAGGAATTATAGATAGTATATGTTCTTTAAGGTAATCTACAGCTTTTGAGGCTTCTTCTGCTGTCGCTGCTTTGGCTGGATTGACCTGTTCACTTTCGAGAATGAAACGATTGACACCTAATTCAAGTGCATCGTATGCGTCTTTCGACGTATATTTGTTTTCAGCTTGGGTTCCACCAAAGGCTTCGTCAGCCTGGGAGAACAGCTCGTCAGACGTGAATTTCTTTCCGTCTTTCAAGCGCGATAGTACCCAGTCACCAACAGCGCTTACTGCTTTTGGGTATTCCTTAGCTACTGGTTTTTCTTCTTCTGGTTTTTCTTCTTGTTTCGATTCTACAACATCTTTTACAGAATTGCTAGAAGATTCTTTCTTAACGACTGGTTTTTCTTTTGCTTTTGGTTCTTCTACTTTTTCAACTCGTTTTTGTTCTGCGGCTTTTGGTTCTTTCCTAGTTTCTTCAATAACCGGTTCTTTGGTACTTTGTTCAGCTTCCGAAGGGTAGAAGGTTATTGACGAATACCGTTGCTCACCCGTAGGGGTGGAAACGCGCACAGCTTTTTCCTGATTGCGCGCAAAACCAAGTTCAACACCAGGGATATTAGCTTTCTGGATTTCCGATATCAGATTAACAAATTCAGCATTAGGCATCTTCATGCGCTGCTGCAGAGTTTTTAACCCGATAGCACGACTATGTGTCTGGCCGTTAAATAATTCTTTAGCCACACCCTCATAAGCTGTACGCATATTGTCCAGGTTCGGAGCCTCTTGACTTGGTTCCTGCGTCGGTTGTGCCACAGCTACAGCCTCTTCTTGGGGTGCTTGGGGTGCTTGGGGTGCTTGGGGTGCTTGCTGCTTAGGATTATCAAGTAACACAGCTTTACGGCCAATGTTAAATGTTGTACCGTTAGGCGTTTTAACATTTAGCATACCGGGATCACTTGCGTCAACAACCTCTAAAGGAGCACCGTTTGTTGGGTGGTAGACCGTAGTGCCTACTTCTATACTTCTGTTTGGTTGGAATTCCGGAGAACTTATTTCCGGTTGTTCAACATTCGTGTCAGAACCCAAACTAAAGGCTGTAGGTTGTATTTTTCTACCGGTGAACCCCTTTGGTTGGGTTGCAGTAGACGGCTGTGCCTGTACCGTGCTATTAAGCTGTTCTTCGGCATTGTCAAATCTTCTTGCAGCTAAAGCATTCACACGATCTGTAAGCTGCTGCCCTTGTTCTCTCCTTGCAGCTACGTCAGCCGCTTGCTGTTCCAGCGCTTGTGTGGTGACGTTATCCTCGGCTATCTGCAGCATTTCGTCATCTAACACACCCTCTTTAGCGGCGGGTGGAAGGACATTACGATTTACAAGTTCGTTGACTACTGTGTTTAAATGATCTTCTTTACCTTGCTGCATAAAAGACTTAGCAGCTTTTAACAGCGTTTGAGTAGGCATTTTAGTAGCCTGAAATCTGAGAGCACCAACAGTTGATGCGTCCTCTTCGAGTGCTGCACGATCTGCCGCCTGTGCCGCCTCTAATGTTTGATTAGGTTCAGCAGGAGCCGTCCGCGCTGCTTGTGGTTCACTTTGATCTGTAATATCTAAAATATCCTGAGCTTCAGCCGTCTGAGCTACGGGGGTTTGTCTCATTATTATACCATCTTGTGCCTGGGGCTGTTCCGTGGCCGCTGTAGGTTGTTTAGTACTAATTAAGTCATCAAGCACGCCATACTGTTGAGCTATTTCCACCAGACCAGGAACTCCACGCTTAAGCTGCTTATCAAGGAACGCAGTTTCTTCCGGATTATCGGATACCTCAGAACGTTGTGTAGCCAGTTGCTTTAATGCGGCTACTTGTTCCTGTGTAGCATTAGCATTAAAAGCCTGTATTTGTTCAGCGGATATCCCTGGAAGGGTATTGCCCCGGACACTACCGCCAGCAGTGCTGGGATTCCCCAGAGCTGCAAGAACGCTGTTTCGATAGTCAAGGGTACTCATATTACCATCAGACAATTTGGCAAGCTGGTCATCTGATAAGTTAACCCTACCAGGGCCAGCATGCCAAGCTATGGCAACCTTGCCCCAATCACCTCCAAATTCATCGTAGTACTCTTTGAACTTATTACTAGCTACGATTTCCTGGTTTTCAGGGGTGAGGGGAGCATCAGGAGATAAGCCGGCATTTTCAGCCCACGTAGGCCAATTGCTTTGCATGATTTGATATTTACCAAGCGCACGGTCCCCGTCAATTTCCGGGCCTACAGCATCATAGTTACCACCTGACTCGATGTCAGTTATAGCCGATTTAAACGTGTCAATCTGGCTTCCGAAATCGCTTTTCGTGGGTGCGTTATCTCTAGAAGATATGAAGTGACCGCCTGCACCATAAAGGGCGCCAGTACCGGCGCCCGCCGCGAAGTTTGCTTTCAGTTCATCGTCAAAATTTAAAGGGTTCCACTGTGGTTGGTTATCAGATAAAGCACCGAGAGAACCGCGTTTAAGGTTTTCTTGTGCTACTTCTTCACTGCCCTCCATTACGCTGTTTGACAGCAACCCAGCGAATAACGCTGCCTTAGGGTATTTGTCTATTCCTTGGTTCGCCATTTTAGGTAGAAGCTGCCGTAGGTAAGGATTCCCGAAAGTGACAGCAAATTCAGCAGCGTTTGAAGCTCCTAACAAACCCATGTTCTTCCAGAAGGTGCTTGAGCCAATGTTCTTGGCATCTTGTTCGGACGCGCCTTTTTTTACAGCTTGTTCATACGCGTCCCCGGCTTCTGTCATGGCTTCAAATGTTGAAGGTGGTATTGTACCACCGGCGAGGCCAGCAGCGCCGACAGCGTAGTCAGCAGCACGACCACCTACTCCAAGCGCAGACAATGCCTTAGTAGCCGCACCTGCAGCTAGTTTACCTCCGCCGATACCTAAGGGCAACGTAGCGAGGGTAAACGGTGTTGATTGTATAATAGATGAACCTATACCGTACTGATTAACTTTGCCGTCAGTATCTTGAGCGTCAATAATTTTTTGAGATTCCCGTTCTCCTACGCCTTTTAAATAGTCGCCAGTAGTATCCGCCCCGGCCCACTTTAACCCAGAGCCTACACCTTCAACAAATTGGGTTGTACCTAGACCGAAGTCAGCACCTAAATTTTTCCCTGTCTGTGTAGCCGCTCTTGGTCCGAAAACGCCAGCAGGACCAAAGCTGGCCAGCTTAGTTAATAAACCGTCCTTTGGTGTTACTTCAGGGGGTGGCACAGCGGCGGCGTTTGCCTTATCTAAAGCTCCGGTTAATGACTGTTGCCTAACATCACCTATCATGCCTGTTATGTCAAAGGATGAATCACCGCCACCAGTTTCCGGACTTGGGGTTGTTCCACCACTTCTTACGTCTTTAAGTAAATCATCAATATAATCCAAGTACTACCCACCCCCGATTAATAGCTACCTATTTTATAGCCTTTCGCACTCAAGCCTGAGTCAATATCCCTTTTCGCCAATTCACGGCGCCTATCTGGGTTAGGCTCGTCATCAACATAGGCTGCTTCACGCTTAGTAATTAAACTTTGGTACTCGTCCGGAGTTATCAAATTATTAAGCGTGTTATATGCGGATTTGTAAGTTTCTATCATTTTTTGACCGTCTGCCGTCTTAGCTAAATCGGTCATAGTGCCGTCCTTTATGGCTGTTTGCACTACGTTTATAGCCGATTTTTGCATATCATTCAACTTCCCTGTACCCTTACTCTTTTCAGCCTCAAGTTTTAAGTCATACATGCCCTTTTTATCTATACCTAACAACGTGGTATAGTTGCCCATTTGTTCAAGAAGTACTCTGGTAGCATTATCCTTGTCAGTTTTAGTTAATGTTGTATCAGATGCTAATATATCTTTCGGATCAAGGCTCTTAGGAGCTAATGATGAACCCTTAATCCCGGTTTTCTTATCGATTAACGTTGACCCTATACTTCCACCATAATCTGTATCGTGGATAGAATAGTCAGGCTGACCCGCTTTATAGTATTCCGGAGCGTTCTTACCACCCATAAGTAAGTCATAAGCAATCAAAGCTGTATTTCGGGTATCGGGATCCTTCGACGTATTCAAGGTATTAATCACAGAAGCAAGGGCCTGTTTCTTGGCTCCCTCTTCTTCAACAGCTTTTTGTCTTTGCGCAGCACTATCATAATACTGTAAACCCTGCGCGATAGCTTGCGGACTGTATCCTTTACTTTTAAGCTGATTTGCTATCGCTAATCTTCTGTCTTCGGGATCTGTACTATCTAGCCCTAAAGCCTTTGTTCGTTGGTCAATCTGCGCTTGACGTGTGCCTATGTCTCTACTAATATTAGCTAAGTTATCACTGGAAGCAGCGTTACCCGTATTCTGTGCACTAGCTGAAGCTGTAGCTGGCCTGTTATTCTGAGCATTGAACGCATTTACAGTGTTCTGAAAGTCTGCAGCAGACAGGTCAGATCCAACGTTAATTCCGTATCGTTGTGCGTCAGAAGATATACTATTACGCAATGCATTAGCTTTATCAGCTATTGCCGCTTGATACCCAGTATTACCCTCACTTAATTCATACTCCTTTTTCAAGTTAGCTAGATCAGTAAGTTTTGTACTTAGGTTACTCCTGGCCTGTCCCTGTGCGTCTGCTCCGTACTGTTGGTCTATTGCATTTGCGTATTTATCACTATTTGCAATTTCCGAGGTTGCTTTCTGTTCTGCGGTTCCAGGACCGCCTAAATCTCGCCCCTCCTTTCGAAAGGCCGCAAGATCATTCTGAACATTAAGGCTGTCTTCCTGCTCTTTTTTCTTTGCGTATCCTCTTGAATAGGTACTGTCAATACCGTTGTCATACTGCATTTTCCCTATTGCGCCAGTAATACCACCTATTAAGCTGAGAGGTACATTTAATATATCACCTAAAATATTTGCCATATACCTATCACTCCTTATTTACCGGTTAAAAGGGAGGCTATCCCTGTGTCTGATGACTCGGTTGATGATGACGACGTTGTTGGGTTCTTAACAAGGCTAAAATAACTTAGCATATCAGTAATATCATCATCGTCCACACCTAACTGCCGCAGGTATTCGGTGTACTGTTTATCAAGAGCGGTTTGATTCGTTGTTTGCTCCGTTGTACCTTCATCATATAAAGTAGAATTAAGGTCTGCTAAGGTATTTGCAGCGTTTAGCTGATTTGTACGCTCGTTAGTATAAGCTGTACTATAAATACTGTTAGCGAGATCAGACAGTGTATCTGTTGCTGAATCTGCTTGATTCTGCAGACTCTCCATCCGCGCAGATGAATTATACAAACCTCGTGTATTGAATTGACTGTTTACGTTGTCGTTGGCTGTTCCTAAACTTTTACTAACATCATCTGCAGCAGCCTGGTACGTTGCTTCTAGATACTTGTTAGTTGAAGGGTCTAGGTAGTCACCACTTGCTGTGTCAGATATTACGGAGTCGTTAATTAAATTACTCAAATTACTTGTTGCTGTGGTTTGGGTATCTGTAAGTCCTGCACTTAAATCTCCTGTATATGCGCTAGCATCTGTGTCTAGGTTACTTTTTAAGAGATCATAAAACTCACTTAACTGATCTGCATAATCACCGGAATATGGTTCCGTTGACGAACTGGACGTTTTCGTGGTGCTCCCAAACAAACTACTCATTATATCACTCCTTACAAATTTTTCTGAAACAATCTTGGTCCTGGTCTATAGTCCTTAAATTTTCGTGCAAAGGCTTTTTCACGGTAAGTTACGAAATTACTTGTTTTACAGCCTTTTGTCTTAGCAAATAACTCTACTGCATACTGAAACGGCTTAAAACTGACGCCTGGACGAACATAGGCAAACAGGGTATAACACTCGTCTTGCACGATACTGAAACAAATAAACCCGTCCTCGTTTACGATGGACAGGTTATCGGCCAATGCTTGCTTGACTTGGTCTGCCGTGTATCGTGATTTAGAGCGGTTGATGAAGTCGGTTATCATGTCATCTATCATTTTGTTCTCCTACTAAAATTCAATAATTGTTAACGTTGATGGTGTTCGCATGTCACCACCACTAGTACTCCGATCATTAATGTACAGTGGGGTTACTGTTCCAGCCCACCCCGAAGTGCAACGAACATCGTAAGTTACTGCTGTAGTCGTTACAGGTGCGTCTACATAGTTTATAACGTGTTGTAGCATGTACGTAGTATTATCAGCCGCACCGCCAATGTAAGTTGTCGCCTGCGATCCCGGCTCGTTACTGTTTCCGGTATGTGTTAAAACTGGTGAGCCGTTTCGGTATATTAAGGAGCTGGATACCCAAGTCATTGAACCGTTAATAACGGCCATAATTAAAAATTTACTACTTGCACTCTTAGGCGTAATAGTAATAGAAAGCCCCGTAACTGCCACGGGTGTTAAGGACGATATGGTTTGTCTAGTGGCCGGCGTTGTCGCGAAATGTGGAGCGAATACCCCCCCAATGTCAGCAGGAGTTAATACGTCGCTTCCTCCCGTAGCATGGGACGAAGAATGATCTAAAGCAAAATCCAGTATTTGATTAATCTTCGTATAAGCATCATAAAGAGCATTCCTGATCGTCTTTTCGGTCTGCGACGCTAATATGGGAACTTGAGATAGTCTTTTTATTTCTTCAGCCATTAGATTGCCCCCCGCTCGTCGTAATAAATTGAATAACCGGTTATTCTAAATGGTTGATCTTGCTTTAATGTAGCAAATTCAAACATCATATAACGGTCTGTTACATCAATATCAACCCACGGTGGGGATGTCTTATCTAAGCTCATGTTTACTTGTTGCGCCCACACAATTTCCTCATCGACATTCGCGGCAGTGCCAACACGAACTTGTAGGTTATACGGCCCTTCTCTTGATACCATAAATTGAATACGCTTTGCACGTTTTAACTTAAACGGATCATCAAAATCAAACAGCTTAGTTTGGATAAAACAATCTAAATCCGCACCATCTTTTGAGTGATTATCTAGCACATAGATATTACCCTGTGTATCACCACAAAGGTTGATTGGTGCATTAGCTAATTTTGTACTACTATTCCAAGCGGAATCATCAGTATCCCAGGCGTCCTCGTCATTATCCCAAATCTGTTCATCTATTAGATTGTAATAACCAAACGCCGTCATAGGCATATCTCTAATTGACCAAGCTTTAGTATCAGTGTTGTATGTTAAAGCCTTATCTGGATACTCGTCAGGGCTACTAGTACTGACAAAAATAAACCACACCTCGGGTATCTCTTCAATAAAAAAACCCGTAGTCAGGTGTGATTTAGATGGATCTAGTATATCAAAAAATGATTTACTGATGTTGTCACCGGCAATCTTAGGATCGATCAAGTCAAAAGAATAAATATTGTCCGGCCCTATAAAAATATGTTCATCCCCTAAATCCACAATTGCCCTAGGTGCGAGTAACCCTGTACCGATAATAGCAGGGCGTTTGTCCCAAATAAGGGAACCACCAACATAGGATAAAACTTGAATACTTCTTTCCTTATACGCCACCACGTAATTACCGAGGGGCATCAACCTTTGTCCCCAGTCAACACCGTCTGTTAAATCACCCCAAAAGGCTTCTCCGCTGCCGTCGTCATTCATCTTCCACTTTTCAATATTGTTAATCTGTGAAGTACGTAACCTCTGCGGACAAGATACGCCGTTTTCAGTGGTATTGAGTAACATGAGGAAGTTTGACGCAAACAGCATTGACTTTGCTCGAACGCTAGTTACACCGCCAAGAACTTCGGTCATACCCGCAAGATCAGCAATAGTGTCGGTAATACCGTCCCAATATTTAATCGGGTTAACGCCGTTAGTGATTACAATTAAGTCCTGCGCGTTTTCGGTGAATACAGGATTATCGATAGAACCGGTTAATAGATTGTCCCCTGTGATATCAATAAAAGTGTTGGTGATAGGATTGAGATAGTATACCCTCCTAGTTGTAACAAGCATCAAGAATTGGTCGCCATTGAACTTATAATAATTGTCAATAGCCATTAATTCCCCGTCTAACTGATTAACACCAACCTCTGTCCACGTTACTGTACCATCTACTACGGTACCACTGGCTGTGGTAGTCCACGTTGGCGTGGCAGCACTGGTAGTCCCAGCTGCAGTACATCGATATACATGCCGATTACTTACTGCAGGTTCCACATAATCACCAACAACGTAACTAGTCGAGGCTAACCGAGTAGCCGGATGTGTAAAATGCTTTTCCCAGCCTTTTACTTTCTCAACGTAGCCGGCGCCAAAACTAATGTTATTACCATCAGACCAAGCTGTATCCTTTATAAGGTTCTTAGGTAAATACTTGTTTAAACCTTCCGCAGGTGCGACAACGTTTTTCGTTTTCATATCATCACCTACAGCTTATAAAGATAGCATAATGAGTAGTATGGTGGTCTGTTTTCGTGTGCTGCGTTGCCACCAGCAGAAGCTGTTGTCACGGATACTGTACCTATAACGTTATTAGTACCAGTAGCTATATAACTTGTACCCGCACCCGCTGATGTATTACAGGCTGTGCTTGACCAAGCGTGCGTATGAGCTGGCATCTCATCCCAAGACAGCGTATGTGTAGCTTCGCCACCAGTAACCCCTACACCATAACCAGAACCAGCACCAACTATAAACCTATCCATTAGATTAGGCGGCGTATATGTCCCGCCTTCCGGATGTGTTCTAGCCACGCCATTAGCTAGTACCCAACCAGTTTCTATGTCTGTAACAGCACCTGACCACATTTTAATGTCGCCTCTCCTACCACCCGCTATACGCGCCCATGCTGTCCCACTGTAACGTTCAATAACCGCTAAATCAGTATTATACCCTGTCAATCCTGCAGTAAGAGTTGTAGGTCTACCTGCAACAGACCAATAACCTATACCTGATTTGTGTTTCCAAGTTGTACTGGCTAAATCATAATATTCCTCATAGCCTAACGTAGTATTGTAACCAGTTACCCGGTCAACAAGTTCATCACCCGTCGGCCTTAAGGCTGTTGTCCAAATCGCTGTACGTAAAGCTGTCTTTGTACTAGCCGGATAATTAGTTATTTCTGTTAAGTTATCTATCGTCTGCTGCTTTATCTCTCGTATCTGATCATCACCGAACTTCTTTTTATCCGTTCCGGCAGGCTTTGTCGCATCGATAACTGAGAACGCCATTAGTAAACACCACCCTTGTTGTAGTCATAATCATAAGTTGTATATGGCTTAACAAAATTATTTATCCCATACGCCTCTTGCCTATTTAACTGATTAATATACTGCTCAAGCAACACAGTACCCTTTTGACGCCAATAGTTACCTTTATCAGTCTCGTCAAAATAATCGAAGTACTCAGCCGCCGCTACATAAATCCACACTTCTGGTATCTCTGTTGTCGTGATATCAGTACTTGTAACAGTATCAGTTAGTTCATCCGGCCACACTTCAGCCAAAATATTAAATGTTCCACCAACTATTGGTAAAATGTATAGATTTAACCCCTGCTCATAATAATGTGCAGGCTTCCCGTCCCTATAAAAATCAGGGTAGTATTCTCTCGCCGTAGCGTAATTTTCAAGTTTAATCAAAGGTATTTTTTCGGAACCTTTATCATGTTCAACAAGCTTCACAGCTTTTACTTTGAGCGCTGTAAGGTCAACAGCACCATCAACAACTGCCACATTAGTTAAGAATTTTTGAAATTTAAATATCTCTTTATCCCGTATAATGGCTTTACGGAAAGTGTTCATGAAAAACAGTAATAAACTTCTGTCTACGTCTTGCCTAGCCAGAATCTTTTCAGCTTTACCTAGCATATCGCTTGTGTTTATAGAACTCACCACCTTACAAAAATTGAGGCAGGTTTTTACACCTGCCCCTTTTTCACTGACTACCGACGACGCTTATCTTGTACCATGCGTGTCACCACCTTTACAGTGTCTTTCAGCTCTTACCTGTACATTAACCTATTAGTCTACTTTAGCACCAGTTTTGATTGTAATCATACCGAAGTCCTCACCGTTGAAGGTGGACTTCTCAATACCGTAAATCATGCTGGTAGCAAAACCAACCTGGTTGTAGTAATCAATAGTCGGATCTTCCGCCCATTCAGTTTCTTGTGCAACAGCGAACGCGCCGGCTTGTGCACCGAGGAATAAATTATGCGCAACGTTAGCGCTTGCGGCGCCTGTGCCGGAAATCTTAACATTCTCATGTTCGTGAATAATAACATTGTCCCAGATACCGATAGCCCCACTGAATAACGGATTGTCGGAACCACGAACGTTAGCATTCAATTGAGCATTTTTCCAATCAGTGTCGTCGCGAAGATCACGGCCGGCTAACGGAGATATAACCATTACGTACATTTTTTTACCCTCAACGTTAACAGGGCGGATGTTAGAACGTGCACCCAAATAACGACTGCAGGTCATAGCAACAGCCGATGCTGCTGTCGAAAATTTAGCATGAGCTGTAGCATGGGTAGCGTCAATTACCTCAGTAATGAGGCGCTCTTGTCCACTGATGGTGATTTTATCACCAACCATTAACTCAGTAGTAAATGCAGTAGACGCGCCAACAATCGCGTAGCTGTCAGCAGTTACAGTTACAGTGCCTGTAATTGTTTTAGCTACCGGAACGCCAGCCATTTGCGCTTTACGTTTTGCCTTAGAAATTAAAGCAGTTGTCAGTTTATCGCCGTCGGTAAGGGAGCTTTCAGCCGTTGCTGTACCGCCATACAATACACGATTCGTGGAAGGTGAAGCCGCTAACGAAGTAAAGAAGTCTGTGTCAAGATATTCCTGCAGCCAGGTTGCCAGCCCTTCCTTTCCGGCGGTTCTTAAATCGATTTGCGTTTTTTGTTCTTCCATCTTGCCTTTAATTCTAACACCATTACGGATTTGGTCCACAGTTACCGCAAAATCGAAGAAAGCTAGAGGTTCTTCGTTACCCTCTAAGAGGTTATCACCGGTTACACCGGAGCCAATTAATCTTGCCATAAGTGGGATAATAATCCTATCGCCGGCCTGCTTACTAAGTTCAACCTTTTTAGTGATGATAGAGTCTGCACCGGTGCCGATAAATTTGTTCCAGTAGAGAGTTTTCTCTACACTTTTCCACAGATCTTTCGCCCACGCCTTTTGAACTAAATTAGTGGGAATTCCTGTTAATGCCATTTATAATCATCCTCCATTTTTTAGTACCTCTAATTCTTCGTCTGTGATACTCCCGTCCTCCAGCTTCCTCGCAAGCTCGGCTACTGTGGTGGTAGTAGAACTACCGCCGCCGTTTAAACTTGCGCTGCGCGGTAATGATTTAGCTTGTTCCAGCTTCTTTTCCACTTTAGTCGCAGCACTGGCCGGCTTTTTAGCCGGTGGTTCGGGGTTGGTGTTACTTTCTCCAGCCTTTACTTTTTCTTGCTGGCGGTCATAAAGAAGCTCTGAAGATTCATAAAAGAATTTCAGAGCAGATATGTCTTCATATGTCGCTTTACCCGCCTGCAAGCGTTGAACGCTGGAGAATAGAGATTTTTTCATTTCTGTAGGTTGGGTTTTAAGCCTTTCGTCAGCGAATGCAAGTATATCTTGGAAGTTTTCTTTCGAATTCAGATCATCTAGAAAACCCTTACTTGTCGCCATTCTTTCATCTTGTTCCCGTTTTTGATTAGCCGCAACCTGCTGGATACTTCTATCCAAATCGTTGATTATTGAATTGAGCCGCACGGTGTCTTTTGCCCGCATATTTATTTTCATGTCAGACAAAACGTCTTGATCATCATCGTTAAACGGATCATAGTCACGACCAAATTGCTCAGTAAACGCCGCACGGGCTTTGGCCGAAAGGTCAGAAGCTGTAGGTGCGTAACCAAATCGCTGTTTAAAGATTTTCTCAGACTCTGCATACAGCCTATCAACGTAAGGGATACCATCATCCTTAGTTTGTGGAACTGCTGTGGGTTGTGGCGCGGATTGAGCTGGTACCTCCACTTGAAGCGGGGCCTTTGCCTTAGCTTCGAGCTTAGCTTTTAGTTCTTCAATAACCTTATCACGTGCAGAAAGCTCTACATCTTTAGCTTTCCGTTTATCACGCTCCGCTTTAAGGGCGGCATACGGTACAGTTTTCTTTGTACCCTCGGGATGTTCTTCAACTTCTTCCAGGTCTTCCATTTCTTCCAGATCTTCGGAATCGGCTGGAGTATCACTGGGTTTGTCTTCTACATCGCCTTCTTTACTTTCGTCAGGAGCAACTACAGCTTCTTGGCCCTCTTCCGGTGTTTTAACGGGTTCCGGTTCTCCCGATTTTTCAGGCGCGTATTCAGCCATAATCTCCCTGACAGTCTCTTCACTAATACCCTGCAATTCCTCTGGTGTAGGAATTTTATCGACTTCGTTAGCCATGAATAACCTCCTGTTTAACGTCCTGTGGACGATGCGCTCGTGTATCGCCCAAGCGAAGCGAATTGTTACTATATAAATGAAAAAACAGTCTACGTAATTGTAGCCTGTTTAATCAAATAAACCCATGCCGTGCAAAAGTGTAACCGATTCCCTCATACAATTTAAAGTATTAATGGTATCGGTATTCATTGTTCCACCTTTTTCGATGTTCTCGGCTCGTGCCTTTACAGCTTTTATGTACTGAATAAGCACTTCTTTTGCAAGAGTTTTTTCCTCTGCCACGGTTACCGCCACTGTGGTATCTGCCGCTGTTTCTACAACTGCATCAGTTGAAACTTCATCTTTTGTTGTCTTGGCCATACTATCCCTCTTTTCTTAATTTTTACATACTAGCAGCGCGCATTTGATCTATGGTCATTACTCCACGATCTACAGGCAATGAGTTACCTAAATTGTACTGCATGTTCTGCGACATACCTGGTTGCGGCATTTGTGCCAACAACGCTTGAGCCGTTTCAGCTGGTATTAGCCCGCGCTGTACAGCCTGCTGCAGTACTTCCGGATTCATTTTACCTTGCTGCACCAATTGCCTAATCATATCAGCCGGATTACCACCTTGCTGACCACCTTGCTGACCACCTTGCTGACCACCTTGCTGACCACCTTGCTGCTGTGCCAAGGCATTAGGATTAAGCTGTATACCAGCCTTAGCCGCCAACTGCACCTGACCCAAAGGCGGTAAGTCTTTAAAACTGATAGACTGTGAAATTTTATCCGGCTGCTTCGGCTGCTGCTTAATTTGTGCCTGCGCTGCCAACATCTGCTGTTGCTTTTGCTTTTCTTCATTGATACGTTGAATAATTTGATCCTTATTCTGCCAATCGCTTGCTTCAACCAACATATCCACCGGAATGGGAACTTGCAGTTTCATAGCTTCTAACATAGCGTAGAACTGAGAAATCCTTGCTGTAGCCGCTGCCGCGGTATCACTTACAACAATATCGAATTCCCCAATAGTTAAATCGTTTGCCGTCTGCTGTATCCACCCTTGCAGAGGATCGTAGCTAGGCGGCTGCTGTTGATTAACCGTAATGAAGTCAGTCTGTCCTGATTCTCCCATTACCCGGAAGGTCATTTCATCAGTGTAAAACTGCTGCATAATTCCTTTTCGTCTCGGCTTGCCCCAAAGACGAATAAGCACAGCTTTTTTACCAACCCGGAAATTATCGAATAGTAGCGCAAGGTGCGTTACAGCCTGCTTTTGCCGTAATTCGATAGCCCTGCCACTTGTATTGTTTGACAGGCTGCTGCTACCTAACAAAGCCTCATTGATACCTGATACATCTTTAATATCAGCTACATTAGACTGTTCGTCCTGAATAATTGACGCTGGCATGTTAGGCGCGTCTATACGACTAGGAGCCTGCCTACCATTCATATATTCCAGCATAACACCAGGAGTACTAGCAGACTGTTTCCAAATAGATTTTTGCGCGCTATCAAGCGTACCCTGTTCAAAAATCCAACCAGAGTTAGCTTGCGTACTCAAAATGTGCATCTTCTGTGAACGTCGTTTGTTAACCTCCCGCTGCAAATCCTTTATATCCCGTACAATACCCGCGGGTGTATCTCCATACTCGCCTATGTAGTAGCCCGGAATCTGTACAAAAGGAAACTCACCATGTTCATAAGGTGAGTCCATAGATTCTAACAATGTATCTTGTAGAAATACAGCTACTTTGATTCGACATACATTACGTTCAATCAGTTTTACAACTGACTCAGCTTGCGCAATGTCAAATTTATCTACAGGGACAATCGAACCAGACTGCAGTAAGAACGCATCTTCATGTATATACTGCTTGTAGTAGCATTCTACCAATCGAACCTTTTTCGTGTCGCGCATGTACCACAATGGTTCCAGCGCAATATAATCAGTACTTTCGGTAGTATCATAGCGCTTTGTACAACTTTCAATAGCATCAGCATTCTCCGGATAGACTAACTTTAGTTTGTCCTTTGGATACCACCTCGCCCGAATAACATACTCAGCATCAGACAAATCTATCTCCTTAGACTCGGGATCAACGTACATATTAAAAGGAGATTCCCTCGTAATTCGCGCGTTACCCTCCAATGTCTCACTATCCATATGATAGTCAACAGAGAACCAGCCCCGGCCGCAAATTATAACATCCTCAAAAACGCGCGACTCAACATCAGCGAATTCAGAAACATCGAAAACAAACTTCGTCATTTCCTTTCGTATCTTACATAAACCAATGTCCTTCGATGTTCGAGGTAAGAAGTCAGGTTCAAAACGATTCTGCCGCTGATAACCGGACATCAAGTTAATTAAAGGCTTGATTCTATTTACAGTTATAACAGGCTTACCCTGCGCGTGCATTGAAAGCACGTCAGCATCAGACCACTGTTTTCCTCTATAGAATTCATAATCCTCTATCGCTTCGTCACGCCAAACCTTGTTACGATCTACAGCGTTTTTAAACCACTGCCGAAGCGTGCCAAGATCAACTTCTTCCATGGTATCCGGCGCCCGAGCCTCAGGTTTAGCCACCGCCAATACTTCTATGTCCAACTTCATCACCCCGCCATCCAGCTTGTACCATCATCTGGTTTCTTAGTTCTATATCTATCAGTTTTTTTCTGCGTCGGTTTTTCGTGTGTCGGAGACCAGGGACGAGACATTAAAAGATACCTAAGAGCGTCAGCTAAATGATCCTCTTCATCACTATTAACATCTTCCAGCCGGTGCTTATCGTGAGACAGCAAAGGCAGCGTCCGTATTAAATGCTCACACGTATCGAATATCTTCAGCTTCGGTCCACTCTTATCACCCTTAAGCCGATTTCGTATTTGTTGCCAGCCCTGCAAACGATCATTTACAGCTTTTGAGAAGTACACACCCTCGCTGCAAAAGTCCTCGTAAATAGAAGGGCCGCTACTGCCTGTCTTAATCCATAGTGCAGGGTCAGCAATCGATAAGCTGACTGTCTCTGTCTCAAGCTCTTTCGCCCTTCGCGCAACGTCTGTGGCTATTTCTTTAGTACCAACGTTAGGCTCACCATCCTTACAGCCGTACAATTCTCTGTAAATGTACATACAGCCGTCATAATCCAGGGCGCCCCACACAAATGCATAAGGTTTAGCGCTACCCCAGTCATGCGCTTTGAACTTCAACCAGCTTTCTGGAATATCAAACGGCTCAACCACATGAACACTATCGCGGAACTCAGAAAAAAACTGTCCGGCCATTGCATTCCAGTCACCTTCTAAGTGAGCTTTCCGCAAATGTTCGGGCAGTGCTTCCAGTACGCTAATGTACTCAGGGTTATTGTCCATGAGCAGTTTGTTATCGTAAACAGTAGCTGGGATAAAGCTGTAGTCATTTGGATTCTCTTTCCCTTGATACTGTTTGTCTATAAACAACCTCTTGAAATAAGCGTGAGATACGCCACCAGGATTCATTGTATAATAAATCCGCGGCTTGAAGTCAGACCTCGTACTACGATTACAAGTATTTATAAATTCGATCCAAGACTGTTTAAACTGCGTAGCCTCTTCGTATATAATGACGTCTGTTTCCAGCCCTTGAAAGCTGTCAAGGTCGCCGTCGCAATCACAGTAGCCCATACGAATTCTGCTGCCGTTAGGGAAGATAAATGTCTTAGTCTGCGAAGAATACTTAGCGAGGCCATTAAGCACCCCAATTAAAGGCAAGATATGATTCTCGTAAAGTGTCGTTAAATTACGTCTAAGAAACAAAATCTTTAAATTCGAATAAGTCAGAGCCAGGAGTATGGCCTTTGTTCTAGCGGCCCACGACTTCCCGCCTTAACCTCCCCGAGCACCACCATAGGCAACATACCTTCCGGTTGATTGGAAAAACATTACTTGTTTAGGATTCGGCCTAACATCAAGTTCTATAGTTGGCATCGAGTAAAACCACCCCCTTTCTCACTACTAATACCACTTAAATAAATGTGAGTATGCTTCATATCGAAAACCAGGATAGCTGCATGCGACAGAAGACGCTTTAGGTTTTCCAGAAGTTTCCCGAACGTTTACAGCTCTTCTTGATTCTTCTTTCGCTTGCGAAGGAAGAAATTCTATTGGCTGTTTTGACAAGCCTGTAACATACTCCTTGAACACCGTCATAAGGCCCCCTCTTTAACAGGTTCACTAAACACGTTTGCGAGGCCCTTGCTGCAACCTACGTTATCAGCACTGAGCCGAATTTTAGGCTTAATCCCTTTGCACGATCTATTTAGATGTTTCAGGTAGCCCAATTGATCGTGCGTAAAGTTACTCGAACCGTCTACCAGTACTAAATCAAATTCGAGGCCACCAAGACTAAAGGCATCTTCCATGGTTCTTATAACCCTAAAGCGCATCTTGGCACCCGATGGAAATATAACTAAATTTTGAGCAGGGACAAACTGTAGGGTATTGACAGGAAACATACGCGCTAACTGTTCGCAAGCGTACATAACACCACCCGTACTGACATACAGCCCACTGAAATCCGCTATGTCCTTGTACTTTTCAATTTCAGACAGCAAGGCGTAAGTCTTACCGCTGCGCCTGCCACCGGTTACTACAGCTATGCGATCTTCTAACGTGTGGAATTCTTTCTGTTTCGCCGTTAAGCCGGCGCCTGTTGCGAATACATGTTTTCGGGGAGCTGCAGCTCTTGATTCTTTATGGGATTCCGGTTTACGCTCCATCAGATCCTGTATTGTGCAAGCCGTTGCACACTCGCGGTCTTGCATACTTATACAGATTGCTGTACATGTTTCAACACCTCTATATGCACAACCTATAGTGTCGCATCGGACTACAGCCAAATTGACCAACTCCCTTTTTTCTAAAAAATTTTTTCGGGGTGCCTTTATTTACAGCTCTTAAAATTTCCAGGGGTACCTTTTGTTTTCCGCTTTTCGTGGAAGTCTACAGCTCTTAGAATTTGCTGTAGGCCACTTTTTAAGGCCGTGGTGCGATTTTTAGGTGGTGCGGAATATGATTGGAAGGGACACAGGTTCAAAATTAGTGTAGCCGGTTTATTTTTTGAGGTTCGGAATAATTACTTCGAGGTTCGTAATTGGAAACGATTTCCAGGAAGTTCAAAATTCGAAAATTGTATGTCGTGGAATATAGAGGGGGAGACGGACGCGGCGCGAAGGGGCCATACGGGGGGTGGGGGCCGGTACGCACCGCGTCCGCCCGTACCGGCCAGATACCACCGCCACCCGTTACTTAACCAACCCCATACACCAGCCAGCCTACGACAGTCGAACCGAGTACCAACACCACCTAACCCAACCAATTAAACTGCGCTACGTAAGGCATACGAGCCTCGTCACGCGTTTTTCAGGTAGTGGCTGGCACATTCGGACAGGCAGCACCACTCTAAACTCGCCAGAACGAATGCTTAGTTCGGTTAACGGATTTCGGATTCAGTCTCAGTCTGATTAGGTATTCGTGCTTCGTAATCTTGGTCAAGTACTTCTCACCTCGTTCTGCTTACCAATGACAAACCAATGTCAATTTCCATTTTATTCAAATCTATGTCCTATAAGATCTATTATGGTATATAACGAACCCAGAAATTACGCGGGTTTTCAGGTTTTCACGCTTTTTAGTAGACAATAACGAGAGCCTAGTTTACTATAACAACGTTTTTCGTATGTTTTTAGGCTGGCCAGCGTCTACAGCTTTTAAGGCGCGATCAAGGCCAGAAATAAGAAAAACGAGCACATTAGCCCGTTTTTTCTTATTTATACTGAAATAACGACGCCATATAAAGCCCGTGGTGAGGTTTTCAGGACAGCCCCTGTATGTTAGTACCATGGAATAAACGGTCGCTGAAATTGATTATTTACCCCAGGATTCTAGGTCGCCCTGCAGCTTTACTACAATTGCGGAGCCTTCTTCATCCCCACAAATAGGTTGAGCTGCCTTACCATAGACACGCTCGATCAGGATTTCGGACGCCTTGATTCGGTCAGACGGTTTGCTTTTCGGATCTTTCGCTATATCAATAACCACCTGAAACATTTCAGGAGCTATTCGTTTAAGCATTTCTTTTAACTCGACGGGCATCTTCGGCCTGCCTGATGGGTTTCCGGATTGGCCGGGCTTCCACGCTCTTGCCATAAGATCCTCACGCATACCTTTTTTAGCAGGCTTGGTGTTATCCTGCTTGTTAGCACCCTCATCTTTAGCCACCATCAACACCACCTTTCTGCACAAAATAAAGAGTACTGCTCCGTTTGGAACAGTACTTGATACTACTATAATATCACATAAAAACATCTAAAACGGACACAAAGCGGACAATTTTATCAAATATAACCCAATTCAATAGCAATAGCGGTGATTATAGCCTTTTTCCAGCGTCTAAGAGTCCTGGCCTCTATGCACAGGTCATTGGTAATTCCTTCGTCTGTGAGCTTCTTGTCCCAATACTTGAGTTTGATCAACCTCTGCTTGTCTTGGCTGCAGCTATTGTATACGCCCTGAATAGCCTCTACCAGGGATTCCAACCTCTTCAGCCGTCTATCAGTCATCAGTCGGGTTGCCTTTGCAGCAGTAGGGTTACTCAGCCCTGTACCTCTTATACCAGAATCATCAAACACCGGAGCATCGTTTATAATGTCGCGCCTTAGCTGCTCGACTTCTTTAAGCGTGGCCTTGAACCCTCTTAGCTCGGCCTCGATGTAGCAGAACATTTCCCGGCTCATCCGGGTATCAACAGCTTTGGCGACCATCTTAGGGTGATCAACGTCCAGGCCGTCGCACATAGAAGCGCACCAAGCACTATGCAGGAAGTTCTTCGCGTCACAAAATACCGGATTATGCCCGCTTGTACAGGTATTATAGAATTCACAAGTAGGTAGACAGTTCTTCGGTGCCTTCGTGTAGTCATTATAAGCCTGCTTGAGTACCGTAGCCAACAGCCGTTTAGCGCCAACATCATCTATAGCCATTTATCTCACAACTCCTATTTTGCTTTTCGTGTAACTACAGTCTAGCACAATGCTGGGTAGGAAGTCTACAGCTTTAGAGAGCCTAACCCGTATATGAAAAGATTTATTTTGAAACGCCTTCTTAAACATTTTAGTAAAAAGAAATTATCTCTCTTAATACTATTATTGATTCTTAATACTGTTATTCTAAATTATATTATTATTACTATTATTATTACTACTGTTATTAGTACTAAAAAAATATATAAGTTGTTTTTAAAATAGCGGGTTTACTTTTGGTTTTTAGTCTGTTACTAGCTGTAAACAAATAATGCTCTATATGGGTTCTAAAAAAAAGCCTTTTATATATATATTTCTGCCCCACAAGCTACAAACCCAGTAAATCCGCCTATCGAAGCCTCATACACCTGCCAAACGGCAAATAGCTATTGCCTTATGCCTTTAGGTGCTTGTTACCAGACTTATACCCCTTGCCGTTTAGCGGAGGTAAAACAGGCTAAAAAAGCTGTAAATCCCCCAACTATATCCATATATTACCTATTCTAACTATTCACAATAATATAAATTATGTACACAAATCTTGCGTGTCCTTCCCATGTGTACTTTTTGAAGGTCGGTGTCCATTTCGCTCCCGAAAAACTGCCGCCAGACGACAAGCGAAACCCGTCAAACGGCAAAATAGAGCCTGAAAAGTCCTGTCAAACGGCCAGCGAAATCTGCCGTGTAACTTTTTTATTTTGATATGCGTCAAATTACTCGCAGGAAGTTTCTTACCTTTTCCAGTAAATATATGTGTGTAAGGAGTTGATAATAATATGAACATATCCGATTTTTCATCTAAAGCACGCCGAAAACCTCGAAGCAAGCGGCCCCCTAGGTGGTCTGATACTGGGGAGAAGAACCCTGCACTAATGGAGGCTATCCCGGTTTCCGACGCTTCTGCTGAATGGGACGTGACACGAAGTGCCATAAATGCGGCCTGTAGTGCGGGCAACTTCCCTCCAAAGGAGTTTATTAAAGTCAAGAACGGCTATTTGGTTACGCGTACCGGTATGACAATGGCATACGGAAAGCCTTTAAAGGAAGATGGTGACTAGCCTTGTACATAGCACACATAAAACGCTCAATTGATTATTCCACTGACGAGTACGCCTACGTACTTAAATTTCAGCAAGACAATAAGTTCCCTGACTTCTCTCGTGCTGCCGCTTACAGTTCAGCTAGGTACTCAGCGGCAAGTGAGGCGTGCGACGAGGTTTTTAATAGCTGTGAACGTGCTACTAAAAATTGCCAATCGTGTATCTGTTTACCTCACATAGAGGGGTTAGACATATTAACTAAAGAGGCTAGACATAGCGCTGCTTATGCTGTACTGTCTATAACAGAGGCTGGGAAGATGTATGGTAAATCCCGGTCAGCAATTTTACGTGACATTAATACTGGGTTTCTGCCTCCTGCTGCTTGCCGCACTTTCGATGGTGATAATTGGATTATAACTAAAAAGGCACTGCGTGACGCATATGGTAAACCACAATGCTAACCCCCACCCTCATCCGCCTCGAATACAAAGGTCAGCACTACATCATCCCAGACACGTGGACAGATCATAATATCTTGGGTTACTGCTGGAATGAGGGTAATTGGAGTTGTGACTGTAACCGGAGCAGCTTCATTAAACAGTATTGTGATCCTTCTTTTCCTGTACTGCCCTGCGGGGACAACATTAAATTAGTAGAGATTGAAGAATAAACAAAAAGAACCACGACAACCATATGTCGTGGTTCTTTTCTACTAATCGTGGAATTCTAGATTCACGTTGCCTTTGCTCTTTTAGTGAAAGGCTTACAACTCTGCTCTAGCCCTTGCATACGCCTTATTAGTTCGACTGTCTAACGCTGGGATGTCGTAAGTCATGTAGGTATCAACGCTGTGGTCGTCTCTATATACTCGCTTGCATTCCCGAATACCGTTACAGTGGCAGGTGTCAAGCACGTAGCCTTTAATAACGCTGTAGGTGTCCAGCGAAACACAATGCTCGTATTCTTTGTCGTACCACACTACGCAACGGTTATTGGAAGAACCTTCTTCCTTAACTTCTGTTCCTCGGAAGGTTTTCAGCCACGCCTTATAGTCTTCTTCCTTTTTAAATGCCATGTTTTTGCCAAACCACTGGTAGCCGTCTTCATCCGGTTTTCCATGGTTATAGATGTACTGCTTATTATAGAATTCAGTCGAGTAATCTTGTTCGTTGACGTTGCACTCCCATAGATTGACTTTAGCTGTGAAGTTTACTCCCTCGTAGGGGCCTGCTCCGCGGGAACCCCACGTCCAGAACTTTGTTTCGGTTTTGCCTCTAAGCTTAAAATGGGACTTGTCAATATCGTTCCACGCACCTCCGGCTGTGCTTATGCTGTGGTTGCCATAGTGAGCATATCCTCCTGATTGACAAAGGGTCACAGTTTCTTTCGTGGAACCATAGTTGGGGTTAACGTTGGCTCTGGGGCTGAATTCGCCGTACTTATTGGTGTACCTTACTATATCCCCATAAGTAGGCGCTGCGGCGTTCCTGTCGCCCTCAATGTCGGTTATGCAGCGGTTTATCTTAGCTACTGTTGATTCATCAATATGGTCATTGGTTGGGTTGATTTCCTTTAGTGAAGCTAGTGTGTACATTTTAGCTCCTCCTCATCTTTTCTAGAAACGCTTCTAGCTGTAATTTCTCTTCCGGCGTGATTCGCTTCGTGAACTGCGAAGTACGGTTTGTTGTTCTTATCCCCGGTTTGCGGCCCTGATTTCTACCGGGACCGCCTCTGCCTGTTGGTTTATTCATGCTTCTTTCTCGTTTTTCATTCTATTCTCTAGTTCTTTAAAGCTGTAAGCGGTTCCCTTAACGCATAAATAATCACTATGGAGTGTATCTTTATCCCTTCTGTTTAGTGCCGCGTTCGTGGCTGTGGAACACCACCCGATAAAATTTAGTGTGTACCGGCAGTTCGGATTATTGTTTTCATCTGTTAGGTAAGCTATAAACGCATTTCGTTTTTCTTCTGTATCTAGCTTACTCATGATTTCCTTTGCTTGTGATATTATACTACTTATTAGTTCAGCTTTTGTCACTCTGCTTCCCTTCTGTACATCTATTATTGACTTTAGATATGGTTTGTTGATATCGCGAAGTCCCTAATAACATTATAAACTGTGTCGTAACCGTTCATTTCAGGTATAAATAGGTTTCCGATGTGTTCTGCGGTATCCATCGCGGCTTGGGTATCACCATTCCTATTAATGACTAAGAGAGCCCCAAAGATAACATTTTCGATTATCTGGCGTTCTACTTTAGTAGTCGCTCTACGTTCATCATAACTAGTACCACCAGTGTAGGTTCTAATTACTATTGTTTTACTATGTTCCTGTGCATATTCCTTCAGTTGTTGTTCAGTCATTTTATTTCCTCCCTCGTTTTTGTCTATACCCGTATCTTACCATGTATATTGATATAACGCAAGCAGTATTTTAAAAATCTTTTACGAATCGTGAAATAAGTATGCCGTACCTCGCGGCTAAGAGGCATTTAAAAGCTGTAAATAACGCTTTCCTTCTATAAATGCACACGAAACACAAAATAATTTTAAACGAATCGTGAAATTAATGCTTGACAATTACACGCTAGGTATAATAAGATAGGAACAAGAAAGCAAGGAACACGAAATACGGGGGCGGTAAAGATTATGATATTGAATGCATGTGCTAGAAGTAATAAAATGGTGGACGAAAACGTCTGTAAGAGCTGCGAAAACAAAGGTTGTCGGCACGCTGGGGAGCCTACCACTAAGGAAAGGCTGGACATATACACTTATGGTACAGCCAAGTACTGGGACGGGGAAAAGGATAACGCTATCTAGTGCAGAGTAACTAAGATTAATAACAGGAGGCGGTAAGGGTGATAACATTAACAAACGGTGATCAAGTAAGACTAGCTGCTTGGGAACACGCCAGTGTACCTGTAACAACAGTTAGGGGGTATGCAGCAGAATACAAGGAGAACCCGGAAACAACCTATCAAAGAGCTGTAGAACGTGGCCACAATACAGCGTGGACAACTTTCACAGGTCATATGCTTTACGGAAACGCTGAAGAGGGACGCAGGGCGCTGGCTGAACGGCGGGCAAAGTATGATAAGGCAGTTGTAGTGGAGGATGGTGAGCAGGTAGAAATTGAGGGTGAAATCTTTACGGTGAAAGTTCTTCCGAGGAACGAGAAGGCACCCTATAATAGTGATCCGATTCATTTCGTGAAGTACATAGTGGTACCGCCTGCCACTGAGGAGGTAAAGTAATATGAAGTATTTTGAGGTACTCTACAAAAATTGTTTTGGTGATCAAAAGCAGGCTTTAGTTGCGACTCCCCACAATTCTCCTGAAATACCAACTTCGGATTTCAATTTTAATTGGAACGGCAATCGACTTATTGGGTATCACAAAACTGATCAGCGTTGTTTTGCAGAGAACATTTATCATAAATATTAAGCGCAGAGTGACAGGGATTAACTTCCCTGGTAATGCTGGCAGGCAGACCGTTACAACCACGGATAGCCGAGCATATATGAAAGGGTGATTATTAATGGGAAATAAATCGTTTATTGGGATAAACATGAATCAATTCCACCGTAATCAGGTATCGGCAGGTACAAAGGTTGGTATGAAGTTCGTCGTGGCGTGTAATGCTTTTCATGCACAGAGGTATCTTGAAGCGGAGTACCCAAACATTGCTTGGTCGGTTATACCTAAAGCGATACTGGATAAAGGCTTATTTCCAAAACAATAGGGGGCGGTAAAGGTGAAATATTACGTAATAAGTAGATTTTATGATAACGGCCACGTTACTGGGTCCTTAGTTCATGGGAAGGATTACGCTGGCCAGCAAGACGAGTCTACCTGTGAGTATGACCAGTATGTCAATTGTTTTAATAGCTTAGGTGAGGCTGTGTTGAAGGTAAGCATGATTAGGAATAGATTTGCAGCTTAATAAATAAAGTGGGGGGCGGTAATAGTGGCAAAGTGTAAGTGTGGTAACGACATGTTTTATGCCCATCAGCTAGTGCGTGTTGACGTGGTTGTGGACGAGATGGGAAATTTTGTAGAAAACCTTAACAGTACAATGGAAGCAAGCGTGTATGATGCAGAGCGTCCGTATGGTGGCTTTCGGTGTACGGAGTGCGGAACTGAATATGAGAACATACCTAGTGCAGAGTGACAGGGCTATAACCGCCCTGGTAGTGCGGGAGCCGAAAGGATGGGGTCACAACCCCGCTGTAAAAGGAGATGTATACATGTACAGAATCCCGAAATACGCTGTCCAGCTTGTTCGTGAGAAATCCGTTAGCTCAGAGGTAAAATCAATTAATCAACCCATTGACGTATACAACTTAATGCATCCGCTAGTCGAAATGCTGCCTGTCGAGCACTTTCAAATAGTTATGCTGGACTCGAAAAACAAGGTAATAGGCGTGTCAATGGTAACAACAGGCATTCTAAACGCATCAGTCATCCATCCCAGGGAGGTATTTCAACGCGCTATACTTGCTAACTGCGCCGCAATTATCCTCACACATAATCATCCAAGTGGAGATCCCGCTCCCAGTCAAGATGATATTAGCACCACTAAAAAGCTTGTAGAGTGTGGTAAGGTTATGGAAATCCCTGTGCTTGATCACATTGTTACAGGTGACGGTTGTTACGCAAGCATGAAAGCGGAGAATATTATATAAGGAGTGTGCATAAATATGAAAGGCTTTCGTTTCGTTTTTGGTAACGACAAACCGGATAACACTATGGTTGGTTTCACAATTCGTGAAGAGTCGGAGGAAAAAGCTGTAGGGACCGCGCAAACAATAGTCGAGGCTTTAGACGTACTAGGCATTGAGTTAGGGGAATTTACTGTCCACACGCCGGATAAAGGTGATATAAAGTTAGAAGATGTTGTTGTCTATTTACCAGCACCATATGGCTACAAAGTAACCTCTAAGCTTATTGAGGACGAATGGGAATAATAATTTTTATACGTTTCGTGAAACTTTTTCTTGACAATTACACGAATCGTATATATACTAGGGTTATCCAGTAAATAAAAGGGAGGTAACAACGTGTTAGTGTTTACGAATAAGGTCGAGTTTTTACTCGCACTGCATATCAATTCAAGGAAACTTAAAGCTTGTAAGCTTCATAAGGGTGTTTACAGTATCAAGTTTTTATAGGTCAAGTTACACTAAAGGAGGAATATCAATGGCAAAAAGACTAACTGCTGGAGAACGGCAGCGTAGATCCGAATTAGCGAAAAAGGCATTCTTCGGATTGAATAAACCTTTAGCAGATTATGTAGCAGCAGTAAACTATTGTAGCGATGGTTTAAAAATTTGGAAACCTAAAGCTTTAACGCTGCAAACGTACATAACAACCGTGTCCAGAATGTCGGTAGAAGAGTTACAGGAGGTGCTAGTCGGTACCGAGTACTGTCCGCTAGGGAGAGTGGCGTGAAACCCGTCAGGGGCGTTACATAGCAATTATCATTGCTACGCAGACGCCTTTCCGCTTAAGGACATAACAGTAAAGGGGATGGATTTATGAGTTATGAAATCTTTTATAAGAGAGCATTTATTAAAGTTGGGGATGACGCTTACATTCCAGTTGTTCAACACGGCAGCAATAACTGTTCCGAGTTTAACCATCTTGGGCGTGAAGTTTCTGAAAAGCATTGGGACTGCTTGAACTACCCTAACAAGGGTAAGTTCATATTCACGGCTGAGGAACTTAAGGCATGGGCAAAGGTGTATGATGCATATGGTGAACATCACAAGTCGCGGCATACGTGCTTTAAAGAGGGGGAAATGGCGCGCTGGCTAGTTAATGGCATGAAGTCGGCGTTATCTCTTGAAGTGTACATACAGTGCGGTAATATGCTATGTGTTACAAACTGGAGTAATTGGGATGATCAGCAGCACTACTACCCCTGCACCACGGAGGGCTTGCTAAATGTTATAGATAGCCATAAGGGTGTTAACGAGCTTAGTTTCCATTTCTCAGGTAAAGATCTTTATCTCCGAAAAAGGCAGAAAGCCTTAGATAAGTTACACAGGGCAGAGAAGGTAAGTCATTTTTATATTTTAAGTAATCCAGAAGTAGGTAACTTCTACGGTCTTAAACCTGGTGGCTATCTATATACATCTGAAAACGTTTACCATAAGAAATTTAAAACAGAGAAGGCCGCTGCGGCTTACCTAAAGAGGTACGCCGACAGGCTTGCAGGTTTCAGTGTTCAGGAAATCCAAAAAGAAGCCTATTTATAAGGGGTGGATACAATGGAAAAGACGTGCCATACTTGCGATTACTGCACAACTGCTGACCATGTAGAACCTTGTTTTAGTTGTAGTGTTAATGATCAAGGACAGATGCATACAAATTGGAAGCCCCATTCGCTTATAGTGGAACCAAAAGTAGAGGAACCTGTTATAAAGCTATGTCGCAATTGCCTGCATAAGGATATACCAGGCTGTGCTGAACCCTGTTTTGAGTGTTCGTTTGATGGTAGTCAATATCACAGAAAGTGGGAACCTGTAAAAGCTAACACACCTATAGCCTGCCCTTTCTGCTTGAATGACAGGATTAAAGAAGCGCGTTCCGCGTTTGTTGAAATTGGTGAGTACACTGGCGGTCATTACGAAGTTGAACTTTGGGTAACAGAGTACCGGTGTGGAAAGTGTCAAAAAACGTTCTTCGCATAAAAATACAAAAGGAGTGCATAACTATGAAATTTGAAATAGATGTTAAGAAATTAAAGGGACTTCTGAAAGCTGTCGGTCATGCAATACCTAAGTCTTATTCTATGCCTATTCTGAACTGCGTGGCCCTTTCCGTGGTAGGCGGGAAACTTACCGCTATTACTACCAACATGGAGCTTACTATCAAGCATACAGCAGACGTCATATTAGGTAGTGATGGTGAATGTGTAGTAGACTATAAACTGATTACCACAGCCCTAAAAGCCGTAAAGGAAGGAATAGTAGCCGTAGACGCGTCCAGAGTAGAAGGTATGCGGCTGGCCTTTGGCGACAGTAGTATGCTGCTAAGTGTTAACCTCTTCGCTGACTTCCCTATAAGTGTAGCAGAATACGTCCCGGTACAGATATTCACCATAGACAACCTTCCAAGGGTACTTAAAACAGTAATTCCATTTGCGCAGGCTAGTGCGGAGCGGCCTACACTAGAAGATGTTAAGTTCAAACTTATACCGGGACAAAGAGCAGACATAGCTGCTACAAACAGCTACCACCTACTTCTTGCTAAAACTTCACATAACGCCCCAGCTCCCCTAGAGTTTCACGTATCAGCGAGGTACTTAAAAGCTGTAAGTGGTAATATGGTTATTATAGCCAAGAAGCACGTAATTTTTAATGACGGTATGACGCAGACTATTTGCAGGCTCAATGATCTTCCTTATCCTAATCTTGAAAAGGCTATCCCTCAAGAAACTAGTACACAGTTTACTTTCAACAAACAGGAACTTCTGAATTTGCTGTCCGTGGCACAGGCTGGGATAAAAGCCGAGAGGTTACAGCAGGAAGCGCGGGGAATACGAAAACCTAAAGGCGGCTACGAAGATCCTTACATAAGGCTGTATACGGATGGTGAGTATCTTCATGTAGGCAACGTAGGTAAGATCCCGTGTACCGTAGATGGTAATCCGGTGAACGCTGGCTACAGCATAGAGTACTTAACCGCCGGTTTAAACCAGTTCAATGCCTGTGACATGATAACGATTAGGTATAACACACACTTATCACCTTGTTTAATTAACTCTGATGATCTACTATACGTACTTACACCCGTCCGATTGACACCCGAAGAAAGATGTGAATAGCAAAAACCCCGGAGATTAGCTCTCCGGGGTTTTTGCTATATATTAGGCTTTATTTGTTTTCTCTTCATAACTACGATAGTCGTCAGCGTCATCGGCGGCGTAGTCAATACCAACGTATATCTCAGTATTAGGCTTTTTTCGTTCTGCTTCCAGTTCTGCTAATAGTTCTGCGGGATCTCGCCCAGCGTCCGGTCCCTCCCCATAGTCTATAGCGCACCGTTTTGAATTAGGTATTAGATACATACATCCGTCACCAGATATAGAGCAATTATAACGTCCTTCATCAGGTTCATACTTCGCGCATTTACAGCTCATAGAGTTTTCCCTCCTTCCTTGTACTCAACAACCACAGGCACGTTCCATACCTCTACTAATACATGTTCACGGAATTCCTTGCCGTTATCTGAACTAAGGCAGCGGTAGCCTATCTGCGTGGAGTCGGGATACTCCACGCTACAATCAACAATACTTTTAATCACCAAACCGTTAACGTAGTCCCCCAGGCTGTAAGTGTTGGCTCCTTGTCCGGCAATGATTGTGATATTACTTATTTCTCTCATAATTATAACCCCTTTACAAACAATTTTTAACGCGTTCCCATAAGGTTATTTTTTCTGTTTTCTTTAATATTTGATATATAGCCACTGTGTTAATTTGTGACGCCGGTAAAGGATCAACTACGTACCAATCGTCACCTAAAAAATGCCTAATTAGTATGTCAATACCTTCTTGTGCATCTGTTGGTTTCGGGAATAAATTATCTCCGTCGTCTTTGCTTTCAGCAAATTCTTTTGATGTTACGGCCATAATTAGTCACTCCTTTGACTATAAATTTACAGTCTATTTTTCCTGCTTCGGCCTAGGTCATAGCCTATCCAGCAGGCTGTAGCGCAGGATAGTAGCCAGCCAATAGAAATCATTATACCATTTAAAAGCCCATCAGTGTACGTCATAGTGTCCCTCCTTTAGATACCTTCACCCGATTTGATAACGTCCTGTAGCGTACGCAGAGCAGTCAACACCTTAAAGTTATGGTTACCTAGGTCCTGTTGTCGATTAGCTGCAGCATTTTTAAGCGGATGTACATAGCTGCTTTGTTCTCTCACCATTCTTAGTGCTTGTTCAAAATCAGCATCAGTTAACTTTAAAACGCTTTTACACACCCTGTTTATTCCTGTTATTCCGTTTCTTTCTTTAGTCATTTTCCTTGGCCCCCTTCTGATTAAGATAATCCTTCGATATCCATTTACCATTAATAATCTTGCCGATGCTCAATCCGTCGCATAATGGGCAAACCTGCACGTGTACCGTGCCACCCCTATCATTTCCTTCTTGGTCGCTGTTTGTACCTACGATAACTTTTGGCTCTGCAAAAACACTCTTGCACCATCGGCAATACCAGTCCCCCATTACTCCGCACCTCCCCGATACTTTGCTAAGGCATCCCTAGCTATTTTCCCGTTGTCTGTAATCATTGATGGAACACTTCTAAACTGATCTTTATCCGCATAATACTCCAGCGCATCAACCAACCCCCGCACCCGCTCCCCGGCCTCTGTTGGCGTGATGGAGAGGGCCTTGTGCTGATATTCCATAATAATCTTGACTTTATTGCTGTCAGATTCGGGAGACACACATAGCATTCCAATACGTTTTAACGCCCCCCGCACCACATCATAAGCGGCTTGCAGGTCAGTATATACCTTCTGGCAACCGATAATAGTTTCTTTTTGGTCATTAATACATTTTTCCAGCAGCTTGGTATCCCTGTTTAACTTGGCTTGCAGGTTGTCGCGGTCTTGTGCAATAAGTTTTTTGTTTACTCCCTCAGATAGTAACAATGTCTTAGTTGCGCTTAGTTCTTCTTCTAGTTCGGAAATTTCTTTCTCTGCCGCCTCCAAATTTGCGCGAAGGTCGGCTAATTGTTGTTTAAGTTTTGTAATGCATTTTTCACCATCTATTGCGTATGTGGCAACATCTTTTACAGTATCCCCGCAATGGCAATGTAGTGTCCCATTATCCATTAAAACCCACATGTGTCTATGTTTACTCACCCGCGCCACCGTCCTTCATCTCTTTTAAATGTCGTTCATAGCATTTCCTTGCTGTGTTGTCACGAAAAGGTATACCTTGCATAAATCGCTTGCACTGATTATTCCAGTCATTACTTGCTACATTTCTTACTTTCTTTTCAAACTCGGTTAATTTGGCCATTTACTCCCCACCCTTCCCCGCACGAAGTCTGTCAATTTCTGCTGCGATAAGAGCACCGGCTTTGGTAAGTTCGCGAATGCGGTTATCCGGTGTTGGCTTCCACCATGTTAGCCCCCACGGCCAAAATTTATTTATTACGTCACTTTTAACCTTACTAATCGCACCACTAATCCATGACCTTTTATTATCTGGTATGGCATAACACGCTGCCGCCAATGCCAATTCGCCATTTTCATGCTGTTTGTCGTGTTCTGATGTCCATCCCTCTTTCTCAATCTGTCGTTGGCGTTCATCGGCAATTAGCTTTACTCCTTCACTTTTCGCATCAGCCGCTAGGGATTCGATTAAGGCGGCGATTTTATCCATATCAATAAATTTTAACTCGCTGTTATCCCCAGTCCATGCTTGCCGCAGTAAGTTTATCGCCTGTTCAGGCGTTAGTTTAGCGTCCATTATCGGCCTCCTTATCCATCGTAACATTCACAAGGAACATCTGCTTCGTACCATGTTTCGCAAAACATACTTCCCTGTGAATCCTGATATTTAACGTAATTAGCCCATAAATAACTTCTACCTAATCCCTTAACTGTTAGCAGTTCAGCATTACTTTCTATAGCTAAGGCTCGTTCTAATAGGTCTGGATATTCCTTACTCAATGCCATGATTTCATGTTTCTTCATGCTCGGACAGAAAAAGCACGATGATTTTCCTGGTTGTGGCAATCCAGCTTTTTTTATTACTTCAATACAACCATTACGATCAATATCCCATTCAATCAACGGGAACCGATATTTATATTTTTTATCTCGATTTTTACCGATTGCTCTGTTTGTTTCTCCAGCATCATACCCTACAAGTTTTACAACGTCTTTGCCTTTTTTCCATGCGTTTTTTGCTAGATCCCAGTTGTTCACGTATTTGTCTTGTGGCTGGATTTTAAATCTCTGAGAGCATGTTTTCCATCCATATGCCAAAGCTGGTAATGCATTACGCCGCAAACAATCTTGTTCTAGAGTAACATTAGGAGCTTTGACCCAAACAATTGCAGGGTATCCATGAGCAACGAGCCAAGCACTAAACATTTTTACATACTCATATGTCTCAGGACGTTCCCCACCAGTATCAGCAAATAGTATTAAATCAACTTTTACCTTGCGATTAACACACTCTATCAATTCGGCAGTACTATTAGTCCCACCACCATAAGAAGCTATTGTTATTCCCATCATTCACCCTCCTTCGGACATCTTAGCCGCATCATAGGCGGACTATCTTCTGCTATCCCGCACTCCCTGTTTTCTTTGTCATAATCGCCGCATACTTCGCAATGTTTTTCAATAAGCCGTTCGCGCAAGTATTCGCATATCTCGTCCCACATTTCGTAATCGTTGCCCATATCTGCCGAGTACTCGTTATATAAATTGTTGCAATTATGACAAACATATTGAGATACTAAATCGCCGTCATATTTACCTGATTGATAAATGCAGCTACTACCTTTTGGTATTTTAATTGAGCAGCAGACACATTGATGATCTTTTTTAGTTGACTTTATGGTTTGAAAGCTGTAAAAATCCCAGCCCATTATTCACCACCCGCAGAATCATGTAGTTTAAAGGGGAAGGTAGGCTGTATACGCCGTTCTTCATGCCTTATAGCCGCGTAGACAGCCGCCTCCCGAAGTTCGGAAGGCGTGAATTGGCACTCGTTGATAGCTTTTTCCATCATGTCAACCAGTGTATGAAATTTCGCGTCAGTATAGTAACGTTGCTCAACAGATTGCATCATAGTTCTTTCATCTCCTGCAAACAAAGTTGTCTCACTAATTTTAGCTTTTGGGCTACCGTTGATTTGTGGGGTATTTGTCCTCCCCAATTTAAATAACGGTAACAAGAAACATAACTACCTGTCTTTTTCTGCTCCTGCTGCGCTGTTTTCTCGGCGGCGTCTTCAGCTCTTTTGTAGGCATCTAACAGTTCTTCTTCTTTTCGAGCATCTTCTACAAGGAACGCAATAACCTCTAATCGTGTTGTCATACTGCTGCCCGCCCCCTCAAGGTAGCCGCCAGCGTAGCAATAGTGAACTGCAGGTCGGGTATTGTTCCCTTGCCGGCACGTAACCTTTCTTCAGCATCTACTACTTCTTGAGCATACGTTTCTAGGTCACCGATCCACAGCGTCATATTCCGGAACGCTTGCGAAGTACGAATCAATTCTTGCTTTTCAATAGCCTCTATTTGCTGTTCATGCTTGTTAATTCTGGCTTGTGCGCTGGCTAACTCTTCAGCCAGGGTATTCATTTGCGCTTTCATCGGTACTCTTGGCATGTCATACTACCTCCCACTTATCAAATACCTGTACTCTACGGGTTTTTCTCTTAACATTTATAAGGATGTAGCTGTGTACGGGCACAGCCCATATTGGGTGGCCGGTAAAGGTTTTCATGAATCTGTCTGCCGCCGCCTCTGTCCTGAAGACTTTTAAGTCATCTGGAATTTCGCTATTAGGTACAATTCTATCTGTTGACGCATCAACCCAGTCGTCTGTCGTAAGCCAAAACGAGGCGTGGTCTTTACCGGCTATTAGTTTTACAGCTAAAGGCATTAAATCAAACCCTCTTCCCAGATTTAAAAGCTGTAGGCGGTAATATTTTAGCGTAAGCAGCTAATTGCTTTGCTCGGCAATCCAGTTTGTCGCAAGTGATACAATACTCAATTTGCGGTAATAAGAAGGGGAATAGGCAGTTTTTAGCAAGGTTCCACCAGTCTCCATAGGCCACGGTTTGGGCTAGGAAGGTTTTACCATATTGGCGCCCTGAAAAGATTTTATAATCCATCTGTATTTGATAATTAACTAGCCGTTGCATAACGCGTGCCGCTTTAGCTGCTTTCTTAAACCTGGCCTTAACTGCGGCTAATAGTGGCGGGTTACTGATTCGTTTGGCTCTTTTCTTGTTACACTGTCGAATATTCATTCTGCACCTCTCCTTATTAGATACACTTTTCGTGAAACTTTGCCACACTGTAAAGCTTGTTTATGGTCGTCCATAAATACATCAATACGCTTACCTTTAATGGCTCCCCCGCGATCCTCAACATACCTAGTACCCACACCATCTATGTATACGATGGATCTAGGCGGCAAAACACACCAGTCTGCGGCTATTGTACGCCCCTCTACAGCCGTAGATCCTATAGCGGTAATACCATAGTCTTCGTCTCCTATATCTTTTCCGGTACTCTCTGGCCCTGCCGTGTAGAAGGTTATGGTAAAATTACCAAGAGGTACGCCACGGTGAACGCCGCCCCTGCTAGTACTCCCGTAAGAAATATCCTCAAGTGCGTATTCGGAAGGTGCTTCTTCGGGGGCGGTTGTGCTGCCTGTGGCCCCAGTGACTGGTAATATTCCTCTAGCTGCGTCTTCAGTTGTCGGTTCTCCGCTTCCATGTCGGCAATCGTGGACCACAATTCCCTCTCCTTGTTCCGTGGTGGCTTTTTCCTTTTCGTGTAAAACTTCCCCATACAGCGCACCCCTCATTATTAATATCGATAGGATCACCAAACATAAATTACTTTTTACGTTTTTTAGCAGTACCCATCACTTCCTTTCTCCACTTAGTAACCCACGGACTGGGTATGTCGGTTGTCTTGCATGCCATGCCACAGCTTCCTTTCTTCTCACAATGGAAGCAGCAGGCTTTAGGGTTTTTATTACTGCAGAGAACATCGTTTTCGCATTCTTGTGCTTCGTAACGAGGGCATAGCTTAAAGTTAAGTTTAGATTTAGTCATTACAGCTTTTGTCCACCTTTCGAGCATTAATTAAAGCCGTAGCAACCATATTGACGCTTTCCTCAAGTCGGTGTTTTAAAGCTGTTGTGCTGAAATCCTTTAGTTCGGCAGGCAAGTATTCAATAACCTCCTCAACCAATAACTGAAAAGGATCTAGCAGCATATGGGACAATTCATGTACTAAGTCCTCTTCAAGGTAAATGGTATCTACTAAACTGATTACAGAACCATGGTGGTGCCAATCACGCGAATTCATACCTGTACACTCCTGTCCGGCATACTTCGGGTATTTATAATCAAATTCCGCACGACTAATTACTTCTACCGTAATATCCCAGTCCATTAACCGTAAAGCTTGTTGCCATTCTTTAGCTTGCTGCTCAATAGGTTTATATACTGTCATTCTTCTTACCCTCTTCCATGTTGCTAAGTTTGTGAGTAGACCAGTTCAGTAATGCGGATAGCGCGGCTTCCTCAGCTTGTTTTTCACAATCATAACCGTTTTTACCTACGCGGATTTGCGCACCATGCCTAAGTTTATACATTGGAATATCTACAGCAAACCGGTCTATTGTGTCCCCGTTAGGCTCTATGTCGCACCCACAATATAGTATTTCACCTATAACTATGTTGTTTCGAAGAACCTTGTAGTATCCTTTTCGTATTTTTTTAGCTATAAGCATAACCTCAGTCACCACCCTTCCCCATCAAAGCATCCACCATAGCGGTCTCTACAGCCGTTTCCTCATAGTCCTGATACTGGCAAGTATCTTCATCGGCACAGCAATTCAGGGCTTCTACGCCTGTGTCCATCAAAGTGGTACGTAAGGTACATTGGCATATTTCCCCTGCACCGTGAGCCTTACAGCGTTTGCAGTAGCCTGCAATAGCGAATTCCACTATTGTATAAAAGGCGTCCTTATCAATTTTTACAGTGCTGTTTAGGTTTTCTATCGCCTTTAGTTCACGAATTGCATCATCCGTGTACTTCGTAATAACTTTGACCTTGTTGCTTTCGGCTGTGACATATGCTAGTTCTTTGGTGTCCAATGGCTGTAGCAGTTCTTCCTTAGCCTTTTTTGTCCAGGTTCCTGCTAATCTCAGACACTTGACTATCTCTTTACGTTGCGGATACTTAGCCATAACATCAGCAGCAGCGCGGGACCAGGCATATAGAGCGCTCATGATATAACAAGTATCCCGTTCGGCATTATTCAGATATCTTCTTACAGCCATTTAGTCATCATCCTTTTGTAGCTATTCTCGACGTAGTCACTAGCTCTGTAGCAAGGATTCTTTACACCAGGACCGACGACTACGCCGGTCCTTTTGTCTTTACGGGATTCGTTTACAGTAAAGCCTATAATGTTATATGGTCTGCCTGTTCTTGGATTTACGTCCTGGGATATGATTTCCGCTAGTTGTTCACTTTGCATTGTAATAACCCCTAACCCTATTCTTTTCGATAACCTTTTTTCGTAGGTCGCGCCGCTGCTGTTCATCTAAACCCCGAATAGCCAGCAGGGTTTCGGCACTCATTTGAATGTCAACAATTTCCATGTTCATAGCTAAGTCGTTTTTTGCGTCGTTTTCTGCGTACTCCCCTTGCCTGTCCCACAGGCACTTATCCCATGCGAGTTCTAATTCGAGTACTTCAGACTTTAGGTGTCCGATTTGAGTGTATTCAACATTGTTTAGAAAAGCTGTAGCCGGTCTTAGGTCGGATTCTCTGCGCTCCGTCAACTCGTCCAACAATGACCTTATATCTTTTATACTAATATTGGTGACGCTTTTCTGTGGTTCAGTTACAGGCGGCGTCCAGTCTGGGCAACCAGAGTTAGGCGTTCCGTGAGATGGGCATGAATTTTCATTACAGTTTACACATGTTTCTTTAGGCATTTTGTTCACTCCTTTTCTTAGGTTTTAATAAAGGCAGGTATATTGTCTGTTTCGCAGGTTCAGTACCCCAAACAGTCCAAATACATTCCATTGTAGGACGTCCACCCTTTGTGCCAAAATGGAAGTCCGGTCGCCATGTTAAGGGCAGTACAGCCATAGGTGGGAATTCCCAGAATAGTTTCGCGCCCCGGCATTCAGCATGCCAGCACTGCGACTTTGCTAATAACGCAAATGGTTTGCCGTGTACTATACTCCTGCGAACAAATTCCTCAAATAAATTGAATGGTGGGTTTGTGATTATCCAATCACACCTGGGTATACTTGCTTCAAGGTAATCAGTATGAGGAACACCGAATCCATAATCATGCAGGTCTGTAGGAAATACAGTATATCCACAGCTTCTTAGAGCTTTTACCATATGTCCCTCTCCGCAAGCCGGTTCCCATATTACTGTGTCTTCTGGCAGGTTTAGGAAATCCAGCAGAGCGAGCGTCACGTTCTCTGGTGTAGGGTAGAAATCAGTTTTCGGTCTATCGGCGGCTGATTCATTCGCAAGTGTTGTGCCTTTAATGCTGATCACCTCGTTTCGTTTCCAGCCATTTTTCGAGAGACATCTTTTCACCCCAACGATAACCGACTGATGCTTCAGCTATTATCGGTACAGGGAAGTCCGGGATAGGTGGCTGCTCCATTAGAGCCTTAATAAAGTTACCCGCTTTTTCCACTAATAGTGGATCATCATCCATTTCCAGTATAATTTCATCGTGAATCTGACCTACCATGTCCGTCTTACCGTGCTGTAAAATGTCGCTCTTACCTATTTCTTCGTATACAGCATTTTGACACTTCTTCATAATATCTGCAGCTCCGCCTTGGATTCTCGTATTCCCCGCTCTACGTTCGTCAGATCCACGTAACGTGTTATTTGATGTGTTGATATTTGGCAACATTCGAATATAGCCGTAAATAGTCTGGACATAACCATTTTCCCTTGCAAAAAGGGTTGAGTCTCTTTGGTACTCAGGTATCCGTTTGTATGTCCCCATAACTGATTGAACAATATGGTCACACTCAGCTAATGTTTTACGAATACCATTTTGCGTTTTAAGGGTTTTTTGAAGCGCGTGAGGGCCTCCACCATAGTTACACCCGAAGTTGCCTGCCTTGGCATTCGTTCTCTCAGCTTTAGTTATTTCTGATTCAGGCTTGCCTGTCATCGTGGCCGCGGTCTTTCTATGAAGGTCGCCACCATGTAGAAAAGCGTCAATCATTGTTTCATCCTTAGACGCCCACGCCATTAACCGTAATTCAAATCCGGAGAAGTCAATAAAGAATAAGATTTTACCGGAAGGTGCTTCATAGAAGTTACGAACATTGATACTTCCTATAGGATCACGGCTGACATTTTGTTGATTAGGCGATTGTGAATTAAGTCTAGAAGTTTCCGTCCACTGCGTATAACCAGCGTGGATACGCCTCGATATAGGGTTTATATACTTTTGTCTGCCTATAATGTGGCTGGAAATCAATGTTGTATATGTTTGAACTGTTTGAATTAAGTCAATAAACCGTAAAGCGGTTTCCTTATGCTCGTAGTCCGGACGCTGTTTAACTCTAACCGCGGCTCGTTCATCTTTCCCGAAATCCGGATCACTACTTACGTCCCGCGTTTCCCAATCTTCAGGAAGTTCTACAGCTAGGTATTTTTCTTCTTTAATGTCGTGTAATTTATTTTCCAGCATGAACCGCATATCAATTAGTGATTCTTCATCCAGTGAGGGTCTGTCTGTCTTATCACTGACCTTCGCTATCGGGGCACCTAAGACATCGAACAGGAAGTACTGTACACTACCCGTCTTGCCTGTCTTCCCGGTATCCAGGTCATAGTCAAACTGCTCTTTAGCAATCTTAACCATTTCAGTGATAGCCGCGTCCCTTATGTTCTCGGCTTCTTGTCTTTTTTGCTCGGCAAGATCATCGTCCCAGGCCATACCCCAGTACTCCATCAAACCGATTACACGTGTGAAGGGCATTTCAATATTGTGTAACCAATCATCGTACATTGGTATTTGTTTAGCTATCTCACGCCAATACAGGTAATGCTGTACTGCGTAATCAGAGTCCTCCGCGCTGTAAATGAGCGCGTCTTGGTGGTCCGCGGAAATCTCTGAGAAAAACTGCACTCCGTGTTTCTTGAGCAACTCTTCGAAGTTACCCATCTTAACCCCGAAGTACTCCCACGTCATTGGCTTGAGACCTTTGCCCGTAGCCGGACGCTTAACATCAAGGATCTTCTGCGGGGCTACCACCTGCATACATCTTACCCACATAATCAAGGGGTCAGCAACAGGCTCCATGATGTACATACCTAGTTTAGTGGTTTGTTTGGTTTCAAAGGAAAGGTTTACAGCTACCTTAGTTATCTTACGGTTTTGGAAGAGGTGTTTATTGAGAATTTCGAATACTTCTTTTCTGACAAGGTCGGCATAGTCACTGGGGAGCATAAAAGATGAACCACTTTTATACTCCATATTTTCTTTTATATTGTTAACATTTAATTTATACTGATTAGCACCAGGATTACCTATAAACACAACCCGCGCTTCATGTGGAGCAGCACTTAGGGACACCGTACATATTTCTGACTTCCATGGATCAAGCGGCGCTCTTAGGAAGTCAGCACTTGCAGCTTTTTCATACGCCTTGTTCACAGCTCCAAGTTCTTTGTCGCGTTCCTTGTCGAGCTTTTTAAAAGTTGTAGACGACGTAGGGTCAAGCCTGTCTAATGTGTCCATTTCACACTGGTATTCGTCGTTGATTCTGTCAATCTCTGACGCAAACTCACGCTCTTTTACAGCCCATATAGCACGGTACTCGTCTGTTACCGTAGTTTCATAATCGAATCCGCATATGCCTTTTTCTTCACAGCGTTTCAGGTATTTAATTAGTTCGTTTGCTGTGGTAATTACTTTGTAATCCTTTGCCTGTTGAATAGGCATCGGGGGCCAAGTGATATTAAACTCCCCTGGCTTCTTTTTAGGCTTCACAGGGGACAGCGTTTTTTGCTGTTCCCCTGTAGACTGAATTTGTACTGCCCTGCTCGCTAGAGGCTTCTTACCTCCTATAATAAATGATCCGTCTCCGAATTTCATAGGACACCTTCTTTTTCACGTTTAGTGGAATTGGTTATCTGATTCTGTGCTTGGCTTCATACCTGAGAGTATATGGGCTATTACGCTAACTGTCCAGCCATTACCGAGCAACTTATACCTTTGATTATCAGAGCAACTAGCTGTATACATTTCTGGTACTGTTTGAAGTCTTTCACATTCCAGTGGAGTTAGTTTGCGGATGAAGTTATTGGTTAATATCCCATGTTTATCCTGAGCGGTTAACGTATAAAATTTACTGTGTGGTGGTTTAAATCTTCTTCCGTTTTGTTTTTTGCTTAACCTATCTGGTGTTAAACACGGTAATGCATACAGCCCCGTTTTAGCTCCAAGACCACAGGCATCCCCACACAAGGTTACAGACTTATCGTGTATGCTGTATATCCGATTACCCTGGTTGTCTGAGCCTATATAAGCTATTTTTCTTCGCTTAACTTCGTTTTCTAGAATAACAACTAGTCTGTTAGGGTTGATAAGGTACTTAGCGTCTACAGTATCTTCGAGTACGTCCTCAACCGTTTCTGGACATTTGGTCCACTCTTTTTCAAAAGGGATATTTGTCCAATACCATCTTACACGGTCTTGAGCAGAAAAGTCAGCAGAGTTTATTTTTATGGGTTCAACTTTCATGTGCTCTGTAATAATGTTTAGGTACTCTTTTTTCATGTTAACATTTTCAAGCAAAAAATACTTTGGCTGTAGTTCTTCTTTTACTCTTATGTAGTCAAAAAAACAGCCTACTCCTTGGATCGGAAAAGTTTAGTTGTTTACCCGCGAAACTAAACCCTTGACAGGGGCTACCACCCATCAATAAGTCAATTTCTGGTAACGTACTGAGGTCTATACTAGTCACGCCCCCTAGTTGCTTGGTTTCAGGAAAGTTATTTATTGTAACTTGAATTGCGTACTTATCAATTTCGCTTGCAAAATAGTTGCTCACGTGTATCCCAGCTCTTCGCAGTGCTAGCTGACCACCGCTCATACCATCGAATAGTGATAAGACATTCATAAATCATCGGCCCCAACTTCTTCATAAGTCATATGGAATATATCTGGCTTGCATGGGTATCTTTCACCTACCACACCCGTAATGATGTAGTCGCCCTCGGATATTTCATGCTTTCCTTCCTTAGTCTTAATATAGGGCATAGGCGTTTCATAAATAATGTCGTCATATTTCCGGTCTTCGTCTTCCATAAAAATAAAACCCAGATTAAGTTCCACGAATTTTTCAGCTCTTTCTTTGGACTCAAATACCTTTTCATAGTTGAATGCATTACCACTAAAATGGACTACCCAACCATCTTCCACTCCAGGGTGGTAAACTTCAGCGTCGACTACAACAGGTCTTTTACGATACTTAGCCACGGACTAACCCCCTTAAACGTAACAACCGTAGTTCACCACAATATACTTCATGGCGTCTTCTAACGTCCTTAACCTTGCCGTGACGTTAACATCAACCCACGGATAAACAAGTGATGGACTGTCACCAAAAGCAATAACAGGTTTTCCTAACTCTCCTGCAAGTACTATTTCACATATAGTACCTATGCTCGGATCTTTCCTGTTAATCATTTCGGCTAAAATAATGTCGCTGTGCATAAGCATGAATTTGTTACTGTCAACAATTTCTTTAGCTGTAGAAGAACCGTCAAGGAGAGTGCTCACCGGATTCCAAACTCTGAAGTCATTTACTCGAAGCATATAAGTAGCATCATCACGCCATTCCGTCATTTCCTCCCTAGTTAAACCCGTCATAGCCCCTGCTAAGTACACCGCAATCTTACTCATAATGTTCCTCCTAGTAATTTTCTAGCTTTCTTCCTTGTACGTTGTTGCGCGTTATCGAACGCCTTATACCGGATTCCCATCTTTTCAGCTATTGCAGGGCCAGAATACCCTGCGTACTGAAGCTGCAGCACACGTAGTTCCATAGGTGTAAGGCAAGCGGACAAGGCGCTGTATATCTCAGAGGCTGTAAGTTCGTCAACGACTTCAGCCTCTATGTCCGCCTTATCTACTATCATTTCTTCCAGAGTCCGTGGTTCGCTTGAATTCCGCTCCATCATTAAGGAAAGGGAGAGAGCTGTAAAATCCCCTTTGCGTTTTTCGCGGTTCTGATTCTTCAGCTC